GGCGATGATACGGTCTTATTCAAGGCCTCTGGGCAAATGATAGACAACGGATTCATGCCTCCTACTTACAACCAATTCCCATCCAAGGAAATTTCAGCAAATCAATACCAGTTGTTCTATTCTGACCATGTGTATATCTCAATCAATATTATCGGAGACCCTGACCATGACGTTGGCGACGTTGGCCTTTCATTCATGTTAGTTTTGAACAATACCAAAATAGACAAATTAACCGCTGCGATGGGTCAAATCGCTGAGAATCACGACGCCATGTGTGCCGAATTGATGAGCAACGGGCGAGTCATTGGCCGTTCAACGCTGCGTGGTAACGTATTTCCAATGTGGCGTTATGGTGGCATCCGTCCAGAAAAGACGCTTTCACCAACAGCAGCAGGTTCATTCTTCTTGCAACTCTCTTCTTTGGATGATGAAGCCATGCAAACAACCGCACAAATCCGCTCAGCCGTTGCCGATGGAAGGCAAATGACGCCATTCTATGAAACGGGTGGTGCTCGATTCCCTGATTGGGTTCGTATGAATTTGAATGAAGGCATTGCATCGGGCCCAGTCCGAGAACAATGGCCGCCAATCAAGCATGCCGACAACGGGAATGTCCTATGTCTGTAGACGACGCTCAAGATTCTCGATTAGCCGCCATTGAGGCTAGGCTGCTGGAGATGGAAAAAGCCGTGATTGAAATTGCCGCTCTAAATAAAATTATTAAATTAATTGCAATATCGTTGGCGGCTTCATTCGGACTTGACATCCATTCCCTTGCGTGAGTATTTTTTTGTTGGCGTATTGTTTGCCATCCACTCATCACAGATTCCATAAATGGAATTCCTACCGAATTCGTCCTTCCTAGAGCGAGTGGAATGGTGCTCAATCAGATAAACAGCATCCTGAGCATCTCCACGCAACAACATAGCGATTTGCATCCTGCTAGGGGATTGTTTTGGGAAGAGAGTAGACCAACAATCTAGAAGCATGGCAACGGTGAAAGGAGAGCCGTGGAGAGCCTCAGCAACGACCTTGAATGAAGGACATCCAAAACCTCTCTTATTCTTGCTAGGTTTGCCCATTTCATCGCCTCTCATTCCACAATTGTGCTCTCGCTTCGGCGTCCGCTTTTGCTGCTTTGAGGGTTTTGTGAACTCTAGGCTCTGCTGTGCGGAACACAGGGTCGTCAAAGACCCAATTCCGTCCCTCTTTGGTAATGTTGATGAGATTGGCTAATCTTTGGCCATTAACGATTGGCTTGAGCATGTAATCGCCATAATTGACGAATTTCTTATCGTCCACTCTAACCCATTCAAATTCGATTTTGTCGGGGGCCATTTCTTTGTATTCTTGAAGATAAGTTTCAAGCATTGTGAGAATAGATTCTGGAATTGAAAAATCATTGGTCTCAATTGCTTCTTGGAGGGCATTGAGGCCGATGGCAACTCGGCGAGTCGTTGTCATTTCGGAAACGTCCTCAGTTGCTTCAAGACCACCCATTTCAATGAAATTAATGTATCTCGATACAGCCTCTGTAAGAAACTTTGAACGGGTGAACCGTTGGTCGTATGCCATTTCCTCGATTCGGTTTGCAAGAACTGGCTTGACCGAGAAACTGACTGGTATGCTGCGCTGACTTGGGGTAATTGATTTTCTTCCCATATCCCACGCTATGCGATGTCTACTATATTAAATTAATAATAATAAAAAAAGAAAAGAATTGATAATTTGAAGAAGAAGAGAGAAGAGAGTAGAGAGAGAGAAAAGTCAATGAGAGAAACAGCCCTTACTACTATGCTGGACACACTACTACATAAACTATCGGCTCTACCATCCTGAAACATGGCAAAAGGTTCATCCGATGTTATTTTACGAGACCGACTTCAATTTGACATAGACGCAAACGGGGATACATCCCTTGTTTATGGCCGAATTGACTTATCAGATTACGTTTCAATTCCTCAAAATAAAGGACTTGCAATCAAAGAGATTCGATTTATGCTTCGGTCTCCTACTTTTGGAAATGGTGAATGGCCTCCAGTCATGCTTCAACCTCACGTTTCTGCATCAATTTCTTCTTTATTGAAAGTTTTTGCAACAACAACGGCATACGAGCGTGTTGAGGACGTTGGAATTGCTTCTCCAAACGTGCTTTGTGTCATGCAAAAGACTAGCACAGTTTACGTTCCAGATGCAACTATTCCAGCAGAAAGTAGAACTCCTTCTCTTTGGTGCTCAGACGAATGGTATGGAACCCCAGACCTTCACCCAGAGGGCTATGACGTCGTTACAGATTTGCTTATCGGAATTGCTCTAAAGAACTGCGACCTAGAAGCCCTCCAAGACTCAACCGCTGAACTTGACATCATGATTATCGCAGAGCCTAAGAAAATCACTCAGAAAGACATGACTCAGATGCTCACACAGGCTCAAGACCTCTAAGGTGATTGAATGGCTCGTAAGAGGACAAAGAGGGAAGCCCTAGAGCGCCTTCAAAGCGTCAGCGATGATATTGCAGGCGTTCCCTTGAAGGGGAAGGCTAAGGCTATCCGAGACGGCGCTCTTTTGGGTGCTGCTGGCCTTATCATGCTTGACCCTCTAAACCTCCTAGCAGATAGCAAGATTGTCCTTCCCTTGGACATGGTCGCTATCCCTGCATACCAAGCCTACATGATAGAAGGAAGTCCCTCAATGCAAATCTACATCCGAGCAGGCGAGACAATCGTTCCTACTGGCGGCAACGTCCGAGACGTTCAAGAAGCAGTAGACGAGGCAGCAACAGACTTCCAAGTCGAGGTAGAGAACAAAGTGAGTCCTACTCCTTCGGCCTATCAAAGACGCTACAAAAAGGCGTTTGCTAGGCTCAAGCCTGACTATGTCAAGCAGAATGGCGACTGGAAGAAAGACGGCTTCAAGCGATGTGTTAAGGCCGCTCATGCCGTTGCTAGAAAGAATTAATAAATTAATAATTTTATATGAAGGTGAAGAACATGGTCGTATCGGTAATCAAGGACACAATTCAAATCTCAGACTTGACTCTAGACTCGCAGGGCAACGGTTTTGTTCAGAAAAGAATCAATCTTAGGGAAGGCTTTGCTCATCAACTTCTACAGACAGACATTTTCTTCGATTCATGGTTCGATTTTCAAGGGCAGAAATCGCCGTTTGAGGTCATCATTTCACCATACCCTCAAATCCCTACTAGAATGCCCGTATCGCCTCAATATGCTAACGCCCTGTCCTATACAGCGGCGGGCGATGATACGGTCTTATTCAAGGCCTCTGGGCAAATGATAGACAACGGATTCATGCCTCCTACTTACAACCAATTCCCATCCAAGGAAA